CTTATAGTCCCTGAGTTCGGCGAGTATGTGTTCACAAAGACCGCCGACGGCTGGGCTGGCCCGCTCGGGATGGACCAGAGAGTCGACTTTACTCAATGTCTTGAGGTAATAGCCGAAAGAGACGCAACCATCGAAGCGAGGGGCCAGACGATAGCGGAACAGGATCGGGAGGCTGTCAAGTTCGAGGAGTTGTATCATCAAGTCGCAGGTGGGCAGGCAGGCGTCATCCTCCGGCAAAAGGAGCGCATAGCCGAGCTTGAGGGGCAACTCGAAGAATGCGATCAGGTGCGATTTCATGCCGGGCCCGATAACATGACAATCGATTCAGGAGCCAGGACTGTATGAAAACACTCACACTCTCAGTAGCAGGGCAGGAGTATGAAAGGCGCGATCTGAGCTGGTATCGATACCTGCCGCTTAGTGGCAGGTGGGGGTTGGAACTTAACACCTCGCACTTGCTCAACGCAATCGCAGAGTTTGAGGGACAACTCGGAGAATACAATGACCGTATCGCAGAACTGGAAGCCGAGATAGAGCAAACAGAACTGCTTCACCTCGCCTGGGGTGACCTGGCCGATAGCGTTAGTCGCCTCGTCGAGATCAACCAGCGATACCACCGATTGATAGCCCAATCACCGCCGAGCGTCGGGGATCCCGCCGGAACCGTATCGCTTAAAAAAGCAACTGAGACACTAAAGAAGATAGATGCCTAGATGCACGGTGTGCACACATCAAGACCGATCACAAATCGAACGGGCGTTGATAAAGGGTGATACGAGCCAGCGTGCCATAGCGAGACAATACGATGTGTCGCATGGGGCAATCAATCGGCATGTTCACGCTGGACATGTAGCAAAGCTACTCACCAAGGCTGATATACCTGCCTTAGCGGCTGTTGTGGTAGAAGAGGACGCTGTTCGGGTACAAGCGAATGGTGTTATGGAGGATCTTGCGCAGATGAAGCGTGAGGCGTTTGATGTGTTGAAAGAGGCCAGGGGTTGGGCATTGCAGACAGGAGTCGACGGCAGGGTCATTGGTCCCGGTCAAAAGGATATCTGGACTGTCCGCCTGCAGGCCGTCAATTCATTAAACAAGACTGTCGAGACAATCGGCAAGGTCACTGGTGAGTTAGCTGAGAAGCATCTGCACGTACACACGAGTCCTGAGTGGCTTCTACTCAGAGAGGTGATAGTCAAGGCGCTCGCTCCGTACCCGGAGGCGAAGGCGGCTGTTGTAGCAGCTATACAAGCATCAAATGGAAGCTTTAACGAAGGGGTTTGACGAATACATCCTGGCTATTGATCCGGGGCAGTATTCAACTCAGCTCGGGTTCCCGCCTGACAATTGGCAATCACAGCTCTTGGGGAGTAGTCACAAGCGCAAGGTATTGAACTGCTCACGGCAATCGGGGAAGTCTCAGATCGCTGCTATCAAAGCATCACATACAGCATGGGTTGAAGAGAGACGTGACATGCTGATCATATCACCCACGCTCAGGCAATCCGTTGAGCTTCAGGCTAAGATCAAAGACGTGATCAGAAACGCCCGCCACGATGCCGAGATCACTTATGACTTGGACGAGGATAGCAAGATGTCATGCGCTCTATCTAATGGTAGTCGCATCATCTCACTGCCTGGGCAAAACCCTGGTAACATCCGTGGCTATAGCCGCCCTCGAATGATCATCATTGACGAAGCAGCTTACGCCACTGATGAACTATATGAAGCGGTGCGACCTATGCTTGCCCGCGCACCGGACTGCGAGTTAATCGTCATGTCGACGCCGCACGGCAAGCGTGGGTTTTTCTACTCGTTATGCACGGGCACCAGCGACCGATGGGAGCGCTACGTTGTAGCCGCCACGTCCTGTCCGCACATCTCCGAAGAGTTCTTGTTAGAGGAGCAGGAAGAGCTTGGCCCTCTGATGTACGCTCAGGAGTATTGCAATCAATTCATCGACACCGAGGAGCAGCTGTTCTCAACCGAGCACATTGAGGCCGCATTCACCAGCACTCGCGAGGTCCTCAACAAGAACCTCGATTCTGATAGGGGGCTATTAAATGTCTGAGATCGATAACATACCGACGACTGACCACAGTCCTGATGTTGAGTTCGATACTATGCAGCATGATCATGCTCTATATGAGGAAATGACCTTTGGGCGTGCACTGATAAACGAGAACACGGCACAAGCCAGGAGCTTGTGTGCTATATTCGATGAGATGAGGACGTGTTGCGAGACATCGAACTTCTCGCACCTACCAGGGCTGATCGAGGAGGCCCAGCATCGAGCGTCCTGCATGGAGTCATGGCTGGGTACGCTCCACGACTTTGAATACTGGTACAAGGAAAGCAAGCGGCTCCGGGACGAGTGCGAGGCGCTCGGCTTGCCAAGGGTAACAAATGTCAAGGCTACTACAGGATGATAATGGCAACACCAGCACGTTGAGGGCTATTGTCCTCCCGGCAGCATGGGTTGGGCTTCTGGTAACGATTAACGGAGTTATAGGCATGTACCTTTCGTTACCAGCGGCCCCATCTGTGCTGATCGCTGGGCCGGCTATGGTGGGGGCTGCTATTGGCGCGAAGGCATGGCAGAAAGCAAGTGAGGCTAAGTAATGTATCTGGTCGGACTCGACCTGGGGCAAGCAAATGATTACACCGCGAGATGCGTGGTGGAGCAAAGCGGTGCGATACTCACGGAACGAAAGCTGGTGGAGGGATCATTCGCTCGCGACCTTGAGCAAAAGCTGCGAGGCCCAGTGTATGATGTCGTCCACTTGGAGCGAGAACGCCGCATATCATACCCTGAAGTCGTGGACAACATTGAGACCCTCTTAGCCCATCCTCGGATACTGACCGAGGGATACAGGCTATGCATGGACAATACTGGTGTCGGTCGGCCCATAGGGGACATGCTGACTAGCGGGGGTGTATCATCACTAGAGCGAATATCGATCACACATGGTGATACGAGCAGGGTAGACAAAGAGACGGGAGCCTATCACGTGGCGAAGAGCCACTTGGTGAACACATTTCGGTCAGTGCTGGAATCCGGGCGAATCAAGATCGTCCCGGAATTGCCTTTGGCCGGGGCTCTCAAGAATGAGATGATGGAGTTTCAAATGAAGATCAGCGCCAAGGGGCACACTTCATTTGAGGCTGCGCGGGAGCAGATCCACGATGACCTAATTATGTCGGTTATGTTAGCCATCTATATTGGCGAGCAGATCGATACCCAACAGAAGGTCGTGGACGAGACACTGCAAGATATTAGAGGCAGAGATGTAACTGAGTGGGACATACTGAACTACGGAGACGAGGATGGCAACAGTTAAGCGAATCACCGGGAAGGACATGGCGGCCGGGGAGTACCTCGAACGCCTTGAAGACATGGCCGAGTCCCGCAAGCGATGGGAAGGGCTATGGGAAGAGACTACCAAGCTCGTTCTCCCTCGGAGGTCCGTCTGGGACTTCGATCCCAACTCTAAAGCTGGTGATAATTTGGCAGAGGATATCTTCGATGGCACTGCACCCGTTGATCTCCAACTCATGGCAGACGGCTTCCAGGGGTACGTCGCTGGCCCAGCTATCCGGTGGTTTAAGTTACAGCTTACAAATGAAGAGCAGATGGGAATCCCTGGCGTTAGGGACTGGCTCGAGGCAGACGAGAGGACACTCTATGCGATATTCCAACGGTCCAGGTTTTATGAGTCGGTTGCTGAACTATTCACGGATGGTGGTTGTATCGGGAATGCACACATGGGAACCGAATTGGATCTCGATTCTCGTACTGTGCTATTCAATACGCGCCATCCTAAGGAAGTTTACATTGCCGAGGGTAAGGGCAGTAGGATTATTCTCCGTGCTCGGAGGTTTTTTCTAACAGGCTATGCTGCGCTGGATGAGTACAGTGAGGACGACCTGCCTCAATCCCTGCGCGAAGATATGGAGAAGCGACCGCAAGAGCACTACGAGTTCGTCCACTTCGTACATAAGCGAGATGTTAAGGTTATTGATTCCCCACTCAACATTCATATGCCGTATGCTTCGGTTCACATTGCCAAGGACGATGGTTCTATCATCCGAGAGTCTGGATTCAGGTCGGACCCTGAGCTGACATGGCGATGGCAGAAAAACTCCGATGAGGAGTACGGGCGAGGGCCGGGAACGAATGCGATATCAATTATTAAACGAGTTAACCAGATGGCTAAGGCCCAGACCGCCATGGGACAAAGGGCCGCCCAGCCTCCGTGGGTGGCTTCAGAGAATCTCAAAGGGAAAGTAAACCTTAAGCCCAATGGTATCACCTGGTTCCAGAACTCTACGCAACGGCTCGAAGCTATGCGCGTGGGGGACAAGTGGCCCATCGGTGATGCGGTGCTTGAGGAAGCTCGTGATGTAATCGATGACTTCTTCTATACAGATTTCTTTGTTATGCTCAAGAGAGCCGAACGCGAGATGACTGCTAGGGAAGTGATCGAGCGACAGGGTGAGAAGGCTGCGATCTTGGGATCTGTTATTGGACGCCTAACGTCGGAGTTCCTGCGACCGCTCATTGACAGGGTGTTCCTGATCGCAAGTGAGGCGGGATGGTTACCACCTCCACCCCCTGCTTTATTGAGACAACCATCCAAGCTTGAGGTTGAGTTCATCGGTCCGTTGGCCGCAGCGCAGAAGCGATTCACCGACACACAAGGGGTCAACGCTGCTATTGGTGCTATCGGTGGCCTGGCCCAGATCGTCGGACCGCAGGTGTTGGACAACTTTGATATGGATGAAATTGCCAAGCTGACGGCTACGCTCGAAGGATTGCCGCAGAAGGTTATCCGCGAACAGCCCGACATCGACAAGATTAGACAGCAACGAGCACGGGCCCAGCAAGAGCAGCAACAGGCTGAGATACTCAAGACCGCAAGCGAGGCAGTGCCGAATCTATCGCAAGCGCCCGAAGAGGGGAGCGTGATCAATGAGCTACAGAAGCAGAACCAAACCTCACTACCAGTACCAGGGAGGTAGCCATGGCTAAAGAGAAAAAGAAGAAAGGCCGAAAGGCCTACTAATGGACTTTGACTATAGCGACCAGGGTACGCTTACGGCCAATACGCTGAGAGAGGTGTTCGACTCCATTAAGGGGCGTTGGGCACTCACATACATACTGCAGATGTTGGGCTACTTTGATATGGCTGAAACCAACGAGCAGGTAGAAAGGCAGAACATCGCGAAGCAATTGCTCGCGGCTATGCATATCGGCCACCCGGAGGATCACCTCGCGGTGATTGGACATCTTATAGATATGCCAGTTTATGATCCAGATAGGAGGATAATTAATTAATGAGCGATCTTGTCACAGAGGGAATGGACGCAAATGCGGCAGCTACCTCGGCTGATACCAGCGCTGATACCAGCACAACGACAGAGACGTCATCGACATAGACGACAGCGACCCCCGGAGACATACCTAAGTTCCATGACGGCTTCAAGGCTGATCTTAAGGGACACGAGGCTTTGATGCCGTTCACTAATCCAAGTGACCTCGGACAAGCATTCGTCGACCTCAAGGGAAAGTCGGACCGATCCATTGAACTTATTGGTGAAGACGCGAGTCCAGAACAACGGTCGGAATATCTTAAGAAACTTGGTAGACCAGACTCATCGGGCGAATACGACCTAACGGTACAAGCCCCACAGGGTGTGTCCATAACGGACGAGTTTGCAGCGTCATTCAAAGAGATTGCTTTCAACCAGGGCCTGACACAGGCCCAGGCAAAAGATCTCTTTGGGGATATGGTGAAGGTGTATGGCGAGGGGTTGAATCAAACCCGTAAGCTCGTCGCACAATCGAAGTTGGACGCCGCCGCCGCATTACGTGCGGACTGGGGCGATAGTTACGATTCACAAATGGCTCACGTAAAATCTGCGTTGCAGAAGTTCGGGAGTCCAGAGTTGATCGGGGCGATACGTGATAGTGGAATTGGGAACGACCCATCCCTGTCGCGCTTTCTCGCTAAGATCGGTTCGCTTACTGCGGAAGATACAAGTTCTCTGACACAGGGCAACCGCACTCAGGTAGATCTCAACAATCCGAAGAAGTCTTTGG